TGCCGGTGACCAGTTCTTTGACTAGCTCAACGGCTGCGATCAGCGGCGGGAGGATGGATTTCAGGGCAGGGTAGAGCAGAGAACCAACGGCGCGAGCCAGACTATTTAGCTGTGCCTGCAAAATGCGAATCATGTTCGCAGGGCTGGACAGAGTGCGGGCGAAGTCTCCCTGCGCATCGGTGGTCTGCTTCATGATGGCAATGTACCGCAAAACAGCCTTATCAGCCTGAGACAGGGTAGAAACGCTCTGCGAATAGCCAAGATTAAGCAGTTCCTGTTGCAACCGTGCGTTAGAAATATCGACACCCAGACGGCGAATCGGTTCCAATTCGCCAGAGATAGCTGCCTGAATCTTCGTAAAGGATTCCGCAACAGGGATATTCTTCAAAGAAGCGAGGTCGTAGCCAAGCTGCGTCAGGTTTTTCGACAGCACATACGCCTTGTCGCTTGCTATGCCAAACGAAGTAGTCAGACCCTGAATTGTTGCCATGTTGTTCATGGCTTCGGTTGGGTCGATACCAAGCAAGGTCTCCATCTTGTTGATGAACGTGCTTGCTTCACCGGTCAGCCCTTTCATGGACACGCCGAACAGGTTTGCGGCCTCATAATAGCTGTTGAATTTTTCCGCTGCGTTGCCAAGATAGGTGGCAATGGCTTTCAGCGAGACCAGCTTTGTCGCAGACCGCACGAACCCATTCAGCTGGTTGGAAAGGCTCATGTAGCTTTTTTTCTGCCGTTCGTTGGCGGCGGTCACACGGTTCGCCTGTGTAACCACCTTGCTCAACTGTGGAGGTAGCTTTGCAAAGGCGTTGCCTACCTTGTCAAGCTGAGATGCAAGGGGAGTAAGAGCGGTGGATATCTTCTGGCAAGAATCCGCGAAAGAATCAAGGTCTGCCGCTTTTAGCTTGTCGGTAAGGTCTGGCACAGTGCCAATCGCCTTGAACGCGCTGCCAAGCGATTTCAAGCCGGAAATATCCAAAATAGACAAGGGCGCAAGAGCATTCGTCAGCTGCGTGATGCTACCAGACATGGAGTAGAAATCCACGCCGTTCAGAGCAGATACCGCGTTTGGAATCTTCTTGATGGCATTCACAACAGAATTAACGCCTTTCACGCCAGCGGTTGTGTTGACAGAAGAGATACCGTTCAGAAAGTTTGTGACCTTATCCAAACCGGAAATACCGGCAGACGCCTGTTTCAGCGCGGAAATGGAACTGGACAGTTTATCAAGGCTTGTACAGACCTTGCCAACACTGCCCTTTGTCCGCAAATTAGAAATGGCGGTAGCAAGCTTGTCAATGTTAAGTTCTGCACCCTGCGATTCCGCAGAAATCTCTACGGATAAGCTTGTAATATCAACATCATCCATTGCTACCACCGTCCTTCTGATTCATCATAGAGAACATCGCCCTCTTGATGCGTTCCTGCGCTTCCAGTGCGCGTTGGTATTCGTACTTGTCCTGCTCTTTCTGGGTGAGAGGAATCGGCCTATCCATGTACTTGATGGGGCTAGACCCTTTCTTGCGGAACATATTGCCAACCGTAGAGGAAAGCGCAGATGCCGTGTAGAAACCATTTCTCCACGCTTCAACATTGGCTCTGCGAGCGCGTAGTTCTTCCGCGTCCCGGTAGACCTTTGCCAGCCAGACATCATCACGCCAGAACTGGTCATAGGTCATGCCAATGGAAATGTAATAGGCTTCTACATCGTGGAACAGCTTAGACACAGAGAATGGCTCTGTGCCGCTGTTCGATTCTTGAGACTGTGAGGTTACACAATCTCCCACGTTGCGTTTTTTGCGGTCTTGTCCTCTTCATCGGTGGTAATCAGAGCCTTGATAGAATCCGCATACATCTCCATCAGGGCAGCCATCAGGCCTTCCTTGTCCTCGATGTGCGCAAGCATATCATCGACCAGCTTTCGCTTGATACCCTTGTTGCGGGCAATGAATGCGCCATAGAACAGAGCGGAAGTGTTCTTGATGGGGTTGATGCCGTTGGAAAACTCGTAAATCTGGAAGCCGTTGCGCTCAGTGGCTTCGGCGCTCTCGCGGGTGAAAGTCAGCTCGTAAGTGTTCTTATCATCGGGGGAATGAAAGTTGATAACCTTAGCAGCCATAATAAATGCTCTCCTTTATAAATAGGGGCAGAACCAAATCCGTTGTTCAGTTCTGCCCAGTTTGATTGATTCGATTTTTGCGGTTTAGCCGCCATTAACGGTCAGGCTCTCGCTGAATTTCGGGGTGGAATGGAAAATGCAGTTGATGGTCATTTCCACGACCTCGTCTACGCCAAAGCCGGACAGACCGACCTGGTGCATACCCTGCCAAGTAAAGCCGGAACCGTCCTGCATCTTCAGGGCGTAGTACTTGTCTACGTTGCTCTCAGAGGTATCGTCATAACCAGCATCCTTGACAGCGGCGTAGTCGGTCTTGTTATAGTTGGCGGTAAAGGCTTTGGTGTCAGCCTGAACGATGCCAAAAATCTGCTTCTGCATACCATCAGACAGGGTGGTTGCATCCAGAAGGTTCGGGTCGGAGATCAGGTCGGGCACATCCTTGATGTCGCACAGCTTCGTCAGAGCGGAAGCGTTGTCGCCACAATACAGGGTGGTATTCAGACCGGAGATAGCAGTACTCATAGAATGTTTACCTCCTTAGTTTCGGTAAATCATTCCGTCCTCTCCGATTGTTGCCCCATAGCTGCAATCAATCCGATAGACGGAATTGTTGTACAGCCCATTCAACGGGGCAAACGATTTGCGATAAAATTTAAGTGATTCAAGAACAGAATCCACGATTCCGACGATGGAACGCGCTTCTGCAATGCGTCCGGTGCTCTTGTTAGAGTAGACCCGCACGCGCAGGGAAACGGCAGCGTACTTGCTGTGACCGGCAGAATCAATGTGCACAGGCAGATTGCTGTTTTCCTCTATCTGCACACACGGAAACTTCTTGACATTGCTGTCATTGATTTCACCAGTAACGAAGATGCCGGGCACTTGCTTTCGCAGTTCCTTAGCAACAGCCGTGAAAATGGAATTGAAATAATCAATCAACTATTCCAAACCTCCCTCCACGTTGCTTCGACTTGAGAAGCCATTTCCTCAACAGCCCCCCACATAGCCATAGCTGGTTCGTTACCATCGGTGTAATTCAACTGGCCTTTACCATCCACCTGTTTGACAGGCGTACCGGCATTGCCAGATTCTCCGTAGTAGTACCACCTGCGGTTTGCGCCTTGCCCTTTGCCGTAGGAGCCATGCGCGCCAACGCCGGGCGGTAGTTCACCGCCATATCCGTTGTGATGTATGCCAGTGCCAAACTCGATAAAAGCAACTGACTTGCCCTCTGCAACGATGGTACAAGTCTTGTCTTTCTGATTGATATGGCATTTCACATCGTTAGAGCCAGCGTATTCGGCGTTAGCGAACCGCACCTTTGCGACTTCAAGCCCCAACCAAGAAAGGCGAAAAGCAAACGCTCTAGCCTTTTTGTTCAAGGTGGCCTTGTACTCCTGTATCTGACGTTCCGCATCACGAAGTCCAGCATCACTTAGTTTCACCTTTATCTTCACGTTTTTTTATCTCTCCTGCGTAAAGCTCGCCGCTATAAGAAACAGCATTAGATAAAGCACCACTTCCGGAAACGACTTCTTTCAGCGCATACAGTGTGTCCGTGATATGCTCTGCGACCTTGACCACAATGTAATTGAAGGGTTTTGAAACGTCCGTCTGAAACCAGACGTGTGTGCCTTCATAAAGGAGTGTGTTGCGCTTTTTGCTGGATGAACTGACAACGTAGCTGTAATCCGTGAACGCGCCAAAAGGGTTCGCTTCCGCAGAACCAGTAGGCGGGCTAACGTTCAGCATCAGCTTTGCAGGGCCACTCCACGATTCGTATGCGGATTCTCCAGTCTCGTTGCCCCACTCGTCCACGACAGGCGTTTTTTCGCCGACCGGGTTTGAATACCACAGCGGGCGTTTATCCAGCGGGCTACCATTGAACATCAGCCGATAACACCTACTCTCGGAATCACTTCATTCAGCAGGGATTGCGCCACGTCGGAGCTTTCCCACACACGAGTAATGCCATTGTTGGTGTAGCTCGTCTGTCCGTTTGCGCCGATGTGGTTGTACAGTTCCGCTGCAATGCGTATCTGCAACAACTGATACTGCGAGGGCAGCTCGTCCGGTCTGTTGCCGAAGGGGTAGCCCTGCGCAAATATCTTGTCTTTGGCAAAATCAAGCAACAGGTCGAAGAGTGGGTAATCCTCGTCCGTGATTTCACGGTCAAGTGCAGGAGCGATGTACTGCCCCAGCTTGACTGCCGCTTCGGAATACTGGTCTCCCATGCTGCTTTCCTCCTTTCGCCTTAGTAAGCCTTGATGCAGTACACAGCGTCCATGCGCTCAAAGGACGGCAGGACGATTTCAGAAGCATAGACGTTGGCGTTGACCGGGTGAATGGTCAGCTCGGTGGTAATGGCAACGCCAGTGTTCACGATGGACACGGATGCGCCAGACTGACCGGACAGCAGGTCGGCTTCCTCAGGAGTAGTGCCGTACCAAGTGCTGCCCAGAGCGCCGGAAGGAGCAACCACCACCATGCCATCGGGCAGATACTTCTCACTTGCGCTGTACTGGTCTGCCTTGAACATCTTGTCATACAGATGGATGGTCAGACCGGTTGCAGATTCGATAACCTGCCGTGCTTCGGCATCCAACAGAACGGCATTTGCCTTTGCGGTGACGGTCATGAACCGATTCTTCACCTCGTCCGCAGCAATCATGTTGCGGAAGGTGGCGGTGTTCATGTACACCTCAGTCACAACCTCGCCAACACTTGCCAGAACAGCGTCCTTTGCGGCGTTCAGGTCAGCAATGGGAGTGGCGGTGGCAGCAGACCACTTAGACTTGGCGACACCACTGATATCCTTAAAGTTTGTGGACTTCCAGCCGCCGTCCGGGTCGTAGTTGTAGGTGTAGTTCACGCCGTTTGCCTTGATGGTGATGCCGGGAACGCCATTGGTGGGAGCCAGCAGCTGCCAGATCATGCGCTCAGGAACGATGCGTGCGCCGGTGATAAGCTGTGCGGTATCATCGTACAGACGGTTCATCACGTCACGAGCATAGGGGTCGTTGCTGTCCAGAACACGCAGGATTTCCTGACGGTCTTTCTCACCCAGATGGTAGCCCTCACGGAAGAACGGCATCTCAGTCTCATCGAACTTGAAGCCCTCACGGGTGCGGAACGTAGCCTTTGCGTCAAATGCGCTGGGCATCAGGGACACACCAACGCCCTTGTGCCCACGCAGCCACTTCAGGTCAAGACCGGCCTTCTTCTTTGCGGGGAACAGTGCGTCAGATGCAAAGGGCATCGCATTGGTGGGGTCGTTCGTCCAATAGGCGGCAATCGCAGCCGGGGCAAAGACTTCCTTAAGATTCAGTGCCATGTTGTTTTACCTCCTATTAAGCGTTCACGCTGATGTTGTCACGGCAGAAGATGCCAGGAACGGCGGTCTTGAGTGCCTTGATTGCGTCAGCGTCAAAGGTGAAGCTGGAACTTGCTGCTGCCTTCTTGGTGTCGATAACACCACGAATCAGCAGGGCAGCGTTGGGGTTCTCTGCCGGGTCAACGTCATACAGCAGGATGCCGTCAGCGTTGATGGTCTTAGAACCAGTCTCGCCAGCAGCAACAGCTTTCTTGCCAGCCAGCGTCATGGGATAGCCAGCCTTAACCGCAGCAGTTTCGGTCACGGTAAAAGGAATGGCGGTGTAGTCATTGGAAGCAAGGATGGTATCGTTGATTCCGTTGACCGTGTTTCGGGTAAACTTCATGTTTTCCTCCTTGTTAATGGAAAGCACTCATTGCGTCACTCGATGCCTTAGAAGTATTTGCATTCTGCTGTGCAAGGCTTTTAGCAAACGCCACACCCTCACTTTCAGAGCCGCCCTTGCCATCCGCACCCGGAGGTGTGGGCATATCCTTCAGCAGAGAAGCCTTGTATGCGGTGTCATGAGCGGTCATAAACTCCGACTGGAACTTAAACACCTTGTCCATGTCACCGTCAGCCAGTGCAGATGCAGCCTTGTTGGCAAGTTCAGCGTCATAACCCTGTGCAACAAACTTCTCACGGTAAGATGCAAGGGTCTTTTCCTTGACAAGATTCTCCTTGTCGGCAGTCAGGGCTTCAATCTGCTTCTGCATCTCTGCCAGATTGTCGGCCTGTTCCTGTGCGGCATTCTCGTCATCGGTGCGCTTTGCCTTGAGCTGCTTCTTGTACTCAGCAGCTTCGCCATTGGCTTTCGTCACGGCGTTGCGTAGCTTCTCAACCTCTGCGCTAGGGTCTGCAACCTTTTCAAGCGCAGAAATGATTTCATCGGCGGTCATGCCCTCTTTGTAGGCATCACCAAGCAACACATTGAGTTTCATATCGTTAATTTCCTCCTGCGTTTTTTTACCGTTGCTTCCCTGCAACGCTGCGAAATTTGTATCCCGGCTTCCCTGCCGGAATATATCAGCCCGCTAATGCGGATTGATTTTCAATTGATTAGTTCCCCTGCGCCGTTGTAAACGAGTTCTGTTTTCGCAACATCAGGAGTGGCGAAAACGGTCGGAACAAGATAGACCGGAACGCCATACAACTTTGCAGCATCAATTTCTACAGTACAGCCGTTATACTGAAAGGCGTTATCGCCGCAAATACCGATGAAATAATCAGCCTGCGAAAGGAGCTCGATGCTCTTGCCAAGATACCAAAGCCCTTCAGTTCTGCACTTAGGCGGGTTATCTTCAATATAGGTAGGAATAACCTCAAGACTTTCGCCATATACTGCTTCGGCAATCTTGTGCAAGCGGTCAAACGTCATCCGAATATTTTCTTCCGACCGATTCTTCATCGGGCATGAAATAAACAGCTTCTTCATTTTTGCTCTCCTTCCTTTGCATTAGCCTGTTCGCCAACCGTTTTGCCGCTGTCAGCAATATGATCTTCGGGCCGTTTCTGCGGCTTTGGGGCTTTCCCATCCTCGCCCAGCTTGCCAGCGGCAATCAGAAACGGCTTGCTCATTTCATAAGCAGCCTGCGGGTCAGGGAACAGACCGGGCGTAGTGAACGCCAGCTGCGGGTCGATGGTCTGGCTAAGCATCTGTGCGAAAATCTGAACCTTGCTCTGCTGATTGTCGTACTGGCGGCGTGGAAGTTTGATGTTGATGTCACTCGCCATCAACTTAGAACCAGCCGTGTCACGCAGGATTTTCAGCATTACAGACAAGCTCTGGCGTTCAGCGTACTTGAACATATTCTCGTATTGCTGCGCCCTCGCTTCGGTGTGATTCCAGCCATTACGGACGATAACTGCGCCCACGTTGTCGGATGTTGCGTTCTCGCTGCCAGTGGCACTGGGCATAGCAGTTAGACTGCGGTACACGTTCAACATGGAATCAATCAAAATCTGCGTTTGTTGCTGATTCAGCTCGTTTGCAAGCTGTTTTACATCGGCAGCAAGTCCAGAAGTAGACTTGATTGACATTGCGCCCATAGCCTTAACGGCTTCCAGCGCTTCTTTATCAACAAGACAGTTAATAAAGACCATGATGGATTGGATGAACTGCTCTACGCCATCGAGACGGTTGCTCTCCAACAGGTTGATAGCATCCAGTACAGGGATAGCCGGTTCAAACAGACCCATCCGCTCCGGGTTCAGCTTGTATTCGACCATCGGCAACATTCCCAGAGAATGATTCTCAGACTTTGTAACCTTGCCGTTGTCGATTTCAAAATACTGGTTTGGCGTATACACGCAAATCAGGTCATTCAGGTCGTTCTGATAATTGCGTGGGATGTGCAGAACATTGGCGATGGGCTTGTGCCCGATGCCGGAGTTGTAAATCACATACGCCATATCCGGGTCGGGAACGTCCACCAGAAGGGGCGTTTCGTCCGGGTAGTTGCCGTTGTACCCTTTGTCAGGAAGAACGATGCGATATCCATGTCCGCACTCCAACATCCACTGCCAGAGCCGCCGATCAAGAGCGTCCTTGCCCTCATACTGCAAGGCGTTAGACAGGCGGGCAATTTCCTCACCGTCACCAGTTGCCGTTTCAGACCGCACATAAGAGCAAGGAGTGCCGCTCATGTAGCCGGTGTAGAAGCCAACGCATTCGTTGGCATGGTTCTCTACAATGCGATTGGTGATTTCAGCGTGGTACTCCTTCGTGCGGTGGAGGACAGGCTGGCTGCCCAAGTAGTAGTTGTGCAGAAAGCGAATCTCATTCTTGTTCAGCAGATGAATAGGCTCTGCCTTGCCCATGACTACTTTCAGCACGTTTGCACGATTGATTTCCGTTTCTGGCGTTTCAATCGATCTGCGTCCGGTCAGTGGCTCATTCAAAAAGCCGCCAACAACCATCTGATACTCAGCCATGTTTTCCTCCTTTCCGGCAAAATAAAAAGCGCAGCAAGACAAACCTGTTAAGGTCTATCTCACTGCGCCAAAACTGCGCTTCAAAAGCTATTCACTTTTCTGGAGGATGGATGATTTTTACCCATCCTTCCCTTGTGTCTCCTTCGATAACACCCTTGCATCTGTCGCACTTGAAATGGTATCGTCCGTCTACTTCGCCAAGATAACGGTTGCAACGGACGTTCTTATAGATTGGGTTTTGCCTGATACAAGGGCAACAGATTCTAACTAGCATGAGCGCTCCTTTCGTTGGATTTCTGGAAACAGGCTGTTGAGCACAGACCTGTCAGAAGCTACTGGGAAACTGTTCGCACTTCCAGCCGTGCTATTTTCCGCCCCGGAAAACTTTCACAGTCTTTCTGTTTGCCGGACAGGCAATGGTTCGGACTGCGATTCGGACGCGGAAGCTGGATTTGAACCAGCGACCTCTTGGTAACCAAGCGAGCTACCTGACTGCTCCACTCCGCGATAGACCCGGCTTACTTTACCGCTGCTCTTTGCAAAAGGAGAAAATTCAAAAAAGCCTTTTGCATTGAGAGCCGGGAATAGCGGTGAGGTGTCAAAAAGAGAAATCCCATGCAAAGCAAGAGGATGGTTGTGCTGCGTAGCGGGTTTGAACCGCTTCGTGTCAGTTGGGGGAGTACAAACAACGTTCCGTCCACTCGGAAACGCAACATATAATCCCCACGACAGAGAAAGGCGGCTGTCGTGGGTGAGTAAGAAAGGAGGGTATTACACAACAAATGACGAGTAAAAATGACTTAAAAATCTCGCCAACGCAATACCTAGAGGAAGCTGCAAATCTTCCTGGTACTATTGTAAGCCATGTCAATAGACAAATCAAATTTTAATGCCTACGCACCCGGCTATTTAGGGAAATTATTAAAACGGCCTCTTGACAGGCTCAATTTTGCTGATTCCATTATACAGTTCATCGGCAAGCTGTGCCAGGCTGTCAGGTGCATCATCGTGCGGAACTTTGCCAAGCTGCGTGAACATCGTGACCTGTTCCATGAACGCCTTGTACTCTTTCGACTGGTGCTTCTCGTCAAGGAAATAGAACCGTTTGATGTCCGGTGCGTACTGGATGATTCTGGACAGCTTGCTTTGACCGCTGGGCGCACGTTGGCTGCGGACAGAGCAGTGATAACCTTGCTGCCGGAGCTGGCTGTCTACCACGTCACAATATTCGTCACCGCCATTGTTGGCTTCGCCACGCACTACATTGATTTTGTGCTGAATGATTTTGCCCACGACTTCCGGTCTGGTCACGGTCTTATCGCCGTTGTTGAACACAAGGTCTGGAATGAACACGGCATCTCCGTACACATAGGCAATAGGACAGGCAGTGAAGTCTCCGCCGCCCCATGCAATATCCATGACCATGAGCTTGCGATCAGGTTCTCCGTCAGGCAGAACGCCGTTGAAATACCGAAGTTCATCGGCAGGGAACAACAGACCTTCGCGCACATAAGGCTTACCCATGTACTTTGCCCACCATGTAGCATCGTCAATGCTGGCTTTCATGTCGGCATAGTAAGCATCATCAAAACCAACGCCATAGTCATAATTGAAGTTACTGTGTCCGTTCTCGTCAACCGCAGGAATCACCCGGAATCGGTACTTTGGATTGTCTGCATACTGGTTCTGGATGCGCCCCAGAGGGTCAAGCACGTTCCAGCGTGTACCGACCATCAGCTCTAATGCGCCTTGCTTTTTGCGGTCTTTCAGCTGGTTTAGATAGGCATCGTATTTGTTGTTCAGACGCTCAACATTCAAGCTTTCCTCCAAGTCCTCAATCAAGTCATCGCTGTACAGAACGCCGCCCTCGCCGATTTCAACAGCACCAGTCAGCGTACCGCCGATTGAGCGGCAAGTCAGGGTGGGGAAGCGCTTTTTTCGGTTCAGGTCAACGCTTTCGTCCTTTGCGCTCTTGTCCACAAGCTGAACATCAGGGAAGATTTTGCCCCAGTTGTAGGTCACAGGGTCGGTAATGATGGACAGCACTTCGCCGTAGAATCCGTTTGTCAGCTTGTCAGAGTGTCCGCTCATGACCGATGCAACGTCAGGACGGTTGCCCATCAGCCATGTGATAAAAAATATACAAAGAGTACTTTTTCCTGTACGCGGGGGCTGACTTACCCCAAGAAATTCTACACGATGGAAAAACAAGTCCTCTAGGTCACGAACAAGCGTCAGAAGCACCTTTCTTCGTGGCTGATAGAACTTCTTCTCCGGCGCACGATTCCATTCAAGGTAAATGCAATAGCTGTCGAACACATCTTTTGCTTCAAACAGGTACGTCCGGCCGATAATGTCATAGACCTTCGCCACGTCCTCGCCTGTTTTCATCTTGCCCATCATGGCTGCACAGACAGAGCGCAGCTCACCAGAGTATTTGTAGGCGTCGAACCGCTTGTCTTGCGGCAGAGCATCTCTTAGGTTCACCACCGCCTGAAACCAGTCCTCATAGACCTGTGCTTCGGTCGGATTCTGCTTTGCATACGCTTTGATGCTGTCAATGATGGCGATACACTGCTTTGGCTGCATAAAAAAATAGGCACCCCCTACCTGAAAATGTAAAGAGTGCCTACAACTGCACAAAAATCAAATATTCGATTTTATTCTCCAGCTTTGAAATTGTAAATCGGCTTAATATGCTTTACAATATCAACGGTTGGAGAGATTGCGTTGATAATTTCCTGCGCTGGCTTATATGCCATCGGGCATTCATCTAACGTGGATTCATCGGCTGACGTAGTATAAATTCCGTTCATCTGCTTTTGGTATTCCTCAACGCTGAATGCTTTTTTAGCCGCTGTTCTGCTATATAGTCTGCCAGCACCATGCGGAGCAGAGAAATTCCAATCAGGATTTCCCTTACCAACACAGATAAGGCTTCCGTCTCTCATATTAAGAGGAATAATCAGCTTCTCACCCTCTCTAGCGGATACAGAGCCTTTTCGGATAATATCATCCGATTCATCAATATAGTTATGAACGGTTTCATAGAAGGACGCATGGGTCAGCATAGAATTGATTCCAACGCCGTCTAAAATGGTATGCATAATTCTTGCTCTGTTCATCCTCGCAAAAGCCTGACAAATTCGCATATCATTAAGGTAGGAATCACGTTCTTCGCCTTCAAGATAGCAAAGCTCATTCGGAATATCAAGGAACTGAACATCCAATTCTTTGATTTTTTGCGAGATTTCCTGTTCACGGCCTTGCTCTTTCAGTTCCGCAATCACACGTTCCGTAGCTTCTTTTCTTTTGTTCTTTCCTTTAATATTTGAGATGGCTACGTTTTGATGATACTCTGCAACTTGCTTTCCAAGATTTCGGCTTCCAGTATGGATAACAAGATACTGGTTTCCCTCTTCGTCCTCGTCCAACTCAATAAAATGATTGCCGCCGCCCAAAGTACCCATGCTGCGAAGAATCCAGTCAACATTATGTAGGCTATCTTTGCAATCAAGCTGGCCAAGGAAAGAATCCGACATTTTCTGCGATTCGTGAACATTCATTCCAGCCGGGACTCGTTCTCTGATTACTTTATCTAACTTTTTCGGGTCGATGTGTTCAATTCCAAGTTCAGCGACAAGCATTCCGCAGCCAATGTCCACGCCTACAATATTCGGAATGACTTTCTTGCCCAAGTTTGCCGTAAACCCAATTACGCACCCGGAACCGGCATGAACATCTGGCATAATGCGAATTTTGCAGCCATCAACAAAGCTTTGATTACAAAGCGTCAAAATTTGCTCAGATGCCTTATCTTCGATATTGTCTGTGAACACCTTTGCGGACGAATATTTCCCTTCAATCGTTTTCAACTTGTTCTCCTTTCTTGCTTGGTTTTATTCTACGTTGCGAACAATGTCACCTGTTCTGTTCAGCAATCCGATACCATGTCTGGCGGGTTACACCAAGCCGCTTGGCAGCGTCCGTGACCGTGAGAATGCGCTTCTCCACCTGTTCATGGAGAACGTCAAAGAGGTTGCGGTCATACTCGGTGGGTTTGCGGCCTTCCTTGTAATCGGGTCGCTGACTGGCAATATTCTTGCCCTCTCTGGTGCGTTCAACAATCATGTCACGCTCAAACTCTGCAAAGGCAAGCATAACGTTACGAATCAGTTTTCCGGTCGATGTGTTGTTCATCAGACCCATATTCAGAATGTTCACGGACACGTCTTTCGCAAGCAAGTTGTCAATAATTTCAATGCCGCCCTTCACGGAACGGGCAATACGGTCAAGCTTCGCCACGATCAGCGTATCTCCCGGCCGGATTTCAGCCATCAGCTTGTCCAATTCAGGTCGATGTAGCTTCGTTCCGGTGTAAACATCCGAAAAGATTTTCTGTGCGCCATTGGCTTTCAGAAGTTCCGACTGGGCTTCAAGGCTATTGCCGTCAATCGCCTGTCCAGCGGAACTGACACGAGCATAACCGTAGATCATTCAGGTTCACCGTCCTTTTCAACGACTGTTCCTTCGACAATATATGCCTTATCTCCAATATCGCCCATGTCCGGCTCGACAACAATACGGTAATTCATTGAGTTCAAAAGCCTGAAAAACGTAGAAAGGTTCAAACTTCCGTCTTTTAGCCTTTGATACACCGCTTGTCTCGACCCAAGACCAGAAATTTCCCCAAGTCTAACTATCGTAATGTCCTGACGCTTCATTACGTCCTTTACGATTTCAGCCCCATTAGTGACAATTTTCTCTTTTTTCTTTTTAGTAACCTTTTCCTGCTCGTCCATTTTTACCGCCCCTTTCGCCACTATTGTAAACGAAAAGATTTACTTTGTCAAGAGGGGATTCAAAATCAAAGCGGTCTGAGAGTGTATTATATATAAATATACTCTAGTATGTATTTATACATACTAGAGTAGTATAAGGATGTTTACTTTGTTAATAGCAATTAGGTAGAAAATTTTCTATAATAAGGAGTAATTCTGCCGAACTTCATTTCCGTAAAACTTTGGGTCTTGACAAGCATATTTTCACGCTTTATACTTGTTTCAGCGAAAGCGAGGTGATAAGCTTGGCAAGACGAGCAGAAACCTCGGAACGTGATAAGCTGCGCATGATAAGCACCCGGCTCACTGAGAGCCAGATCGCAAGCATGGAGAGCAGCGCAAAGGCATTGGGCATCTCAAAGGTTGATGTTATCCGCATGGGTATCGAGTGGGTAGCATCTTACGTTGAGAACATCAAGGCATAAAAAATAAGCTACCAGTTCCCACCTACCACAGCAGAACTGATAGCTTATCCACATCACGAAACGAGAACCTGCAACCACCAAGGGGGCAGTCTCCCTTTTCGGAATCTATTATACCAAAAAGGGCTGCTTTCCGCAAGAGTTAGGAGCAAAAAACATGAACTTTCCCACGAAAACCGAAGAATTTCTGAAAACCCTCGCCCATGGCAAAGAGCCAACCAGCGAGGACAGGGAGTACGCAGAAGCACTGGGTAAACTGTCCGAACTGAACTACCGGGCAGGGTACGAAGCGGGAGCGACCAAAAATAAGGGCTGAGTTTTGTGCAAGTCTACAAATTTTGACGTTAACGCTATCGAGTGCTATATGTAGCACTTCTTTTCTTGACTTAACACAAAATAAGGTTATACTAACATCACCAGCAAATGGAAGGAGGTGAATAAACATGAGTAGCCCTTACGCCGAGCGGTTCAAGCGAACGCTGACGATCAGTATGACTGACAAGCAGTTTGAGCATTTGCAAGCGTACTGCATCAAGAAGCGCGTATCGTTGTCCTTTGCGCTTCGAGATGCGTTCTTTACGCTGCATCCCATCCCGGAGACCAATGAAAACGAAAAATGATACGTCCGCTGAAGTTTGGCGACAGAAGCGAACGTATCATGTAAACCCTGAGAGAAGCATTCTCTCGCCGTTATTATAGCAGAAAATCGCTTCTCTCACAAGTGAAAAGGAGCTTTTTAATGCAACTTTCTTTGTCTGAGAACATCAAAATCTTCAACAACGCCGAGTTTGGCGAAATGCGTGTCACTATCATTGATGATGAGCCGTGGTTTGCTGGAAAAGATGTGGCCATTGCGCTTGGATACAGCAACGCAAGCAAAGCTGTAATGGTTCATGTCGAAGATTGCGACAAGTGCTCTGTAATGGTCAGTTTTGGGGCAGATTCCCAAAACGGGAACGTGCCGTCTGGCGAGAGCAAAACCACGTTTATCAACGAGAGCGGCCTTTACAGTCTGATTTTTAGCAGCAAACTGGAAAGCGCACAGCGGTTCAAGCACTGGGTCACTCACGAGGTCTTGCCGTCCATCCGCAAGCATGGGATGTACATGACCGACAACCTGTTGGAGACGGCTATTACCAACCCGGACTTCGTGATCGGGCTGATTCAGAACATGAAAGCCGAAAAGGAAAAGAACGCAGCGTTGCAGACGCAGAACAAGCAGCTCTGTGAGAAGAACGAGGAGATGCAACCCAAGGCAGACTACTTTGACGACCTCGTGGCGTGGAACGTATCTACCAACTTCCGCTCTACCGCAAAGGAACTGCGCATCCCTGAACGCCTGTTCATCAAGATGCTTATTTCTGACGGTTACATCTACCGTGACAAGAACAAGGGCATCCTACCGAAAGCGGGCAAGGGTGACGACCTCTTTGCCGTCAAGGAATACTGCAACCAGAAAAACAAGCACGGTGGCGTACAGACCAGAGTAACGCCGAAAGGCCGTGAGACGTTCCGTCTGCTCTACGCAAGCATCCGTAGAAACGTATAACAGCCTATAAGAAAAGCCAGTGGTTAGAGAACATCTAGCCGCTGGCTTTTTGTGTTATACGTTAATCTTGAATGGCAACCACTTCATAAGAGCTGTAGCCTGTGAATCCGCTTAACGGATAAAGTTCAAACGATGTTGTCTCGCCAGAAGCGAGGTTGTCCATGATATAAGTATGCTCGCCGCCAACAGGGAACTCGTTACCGTCTGCGTCTTTCATCTTGTAAAGAACGACCACCTTAACCGCGTTGCTTGTGAACTGGCTGTTGTTCGTAACCTGTCCAGTGAATCGCAAATCGTAGTCAGAGCCACGCTTAGAAACATTTGTGACGGCCAGTTCGCCAGCACGGACAATCTGATTGGCAGGACTTGCTTCGTGAACGTTCCAGTTCTCTGCGCTTGTCGTATACTCAATTCTTGTCGGCTTAACGCCATCAGAGTCAAAAGCGATATAATCGCCATACCAATAAGAATCACCTTCACCAACCCAGTCCAGAGTATCCGTGTTTGTTTTTAAGACCGAACCGTCTTCTCCGTAAATAGTTGTTTTTATATTAACAAAGTCAACTGCCCAATCGGGATTAGGATTCTCGACTAACACAGCGTAGAACACATAGTATCTCGTTTTGCCGTATTCGTACTTGGTTTCAAGATGGCTATGGGATTCTTTGATTGTTATGGGTTGCACCTGTGTTGCATTGGTCTCTTCCAGCTCAATAGGAGCAGACCATTCATCAGGCTTTGCAGTTGCCATTGCGCTAATAGGCATAGCAAGCATCATAGCCGCTGCCAGAGCCGCCGCAATGATTCTCTTTCTCATTTTTGATTCTTCCTTTCTTTGGCGTATAGCCTTTAGCTGATTATAGCACAATCAAGATGCTCATTTCATCTTTTCTGGTTTTCCTGCCATATCCATCATATACCCGGAGAGCTGCTCAACGTCAGTGATTTTGCCTTTGACCGATACTTTATCACCAACGGACAGATTTTTTATTGTTTCTGTTTGTTCGCTATCCGTAACAAAGCATTGAACGTGTAAAAGGTAGCTTGAATCGCCTAAAAGGGCAATATATTTTCCATCGCTATCAATAACGCCGACTTGCCCAATCACTTCTACATACTGGTCTTTATATTCGTCAGAAGCGTTCAGTGCGTTACTTTTTAACTCTGATATCATATCTGTCACGGTGCATTGCTGATATTCAATTTCCGCAACAGACGATATCACAGATGATGACGGCTTTGTTTCTTTTGGCTTCAATGTCGTTTTATAGAACGCATAGCCATCAGCAAGTAGCACACATAATCCAAGTACGACCCATGCCATTCTGCTGTCTTTGCCCATTTTGTAGATTCCTCCCTTTCAAGGCTTGTAAGGCAAGTATAGCACAGAACACAGACCCTTTGTAGGGGTCTTTTTGTTTTTGCGGGAAATTTTTGAGATTGGCAATCGGGGGTGGGGGTGTTTTGCGCAGAAAAGAGGGGGGGGGTGGTAGGGAGAGAACGCCTTTTTTGAATTTTTTCTACGCGAGGCGTCGACCACCCCACCCCCGGCTCGCCCCATATACCCCAGAGGCGGAGGCCCCAGCCCCAGCACACCCGGAATGGCGGCAGCAGCGCAGGCCTTGCCAAAACCAGGGCGGGCAAATACCAGGACAGGCCGCGCCGGGAAGATTGTACAAACGGCATGGCACTGGATAGCGTGGAGCGTGTCCGAAACTGAGCAGATACGGACGGATTGCAACGGCTCAAAAAAGTAAACGAAAACATTTACTTTTTTGCAAAAAAGCCTTGACTTTGTAAACGAATTAGTTTACAATATGGACGTAAACGAAAACATTTACAAACCACATCACGAAACACCAAAACAGGAGGACAAAAACCATGAAAAAGACCATCGACTACACCGCACTTGCAGATACCATCCGCGCAGAGCTCAACGCCCGCCACGACCGCAGCGCATGGAATAAGGCCGTAACGCTGTACGCCCTCGACTTGCTGGAGGATGTGCAGGAGGGTGCGGACAACATGGAGCGTTTGCCCCTTGACGGCAAAGAGCTTGAGCGGTGGGCTCTCAACGGTGCAAGCTGTTGGGAACAATACAGTAACGGCGGTTGCTCCATCTGCTATAATGCCGACATTGCCGCCCGTGTCTGCACCCCGTCCGAACTCAAGCGCAAGCACGGCGGGACGTATGAGCCCAACAGCCGGGAAACGTGGCTTGACGTGCAAGCCCGCGCACTGTATCAAGCTTGCAACCGTATCCGCTCCATCTGCCGCACCAACGGCCTGTATTGCAAGGGGGTGCAGTAATATGCTGGTACTTGATGCAAGCCAATTGGCTGGCCTCTGGTATGTGGGCGGCATGATCTCCGGCGCGTTGGTAATGATCGCATTTCTCAACAGCTAATAAGGAGGGATAAACCGTGGAAAAAAATATTGACGTTGAAGAGCTCAAAAACGCTATCCAGCAGATAGAGGATCAGGCAAAAAAAGAGTATATGGCCCCCAAAACCCGGCAGGCTCAAGATCACGGATACGGGATGGAGTATGCAATGGTTATGTTAGGGCTCTTGCTTAAGATTTAATCAGCATGGAGGGTCGACAATGACAGATTTAGAGCAAAAGTGCAACGAGTATCGAGAGTATAAGCGGCTGGCAGAGCAAGCGGAGCAGATGCGGGACAGCCTGCGAGATGAGATTATTACCATGATGCAGGGAGCGCCGGAGATTGTTGCAGGTGCTTGCAAGGTGATGTATAAGGACGTGCAAAGCGTCCGACTTGATAGCAAGCTTTTACAGGCAGCGCACCCGGATATTTATGCGGAGTGCAGCAAAAGAACCGTTTACAAGCGTTTTAGTGTGGTATAAGGGGGTGCAAATTATGTTATACTATCGTATTCCGGCAGGGCTTGACGGGCGGGCGGTTGTGTCCGCTGGCGCCTATTGTGGCAAGGTCAAGCGGTATCTAATCGGCGGCGAACTGTACACGGCTAAAGAGTGCGCCCGCTATGGTATCAGCACGGCAGGGCTTGAGCCTGTCACAATTTCACAGCGTCGCACCTTTACCAACTTTGGCGTTAGAATGGAGGTGCACGCATGATTTTTTCCTGTATCCTGTTCTTTTTCTGGTTTTTCTCGGCACTGTTTAAGGCGTCCAAGTGATTCCAGCCGGATACTTTAGCGGGGCTGCACCGTAAAGCAACCCCGCCCTAGCCCAAAAGGGCAAAATATTTCTTGCAAGTCCTGTTAATAGGGCTTGCAATATGCTATACTGTAAAAAAGGGGCAAAAGCCCAGAAAAGAGGAAAAACCATGTTAAAAGACGTTTCTAGCAGTGCCGCCGCCCTGTATGATGGAGGATGGAGAAGCGCAGACGCTGACCAGCTCTGCGCAGAATACGACTTAACAGAGAAAGAAACGCAAGAGCTTTGCGCCGCCCTTGCAGACCTTGAAGAAAAAAATAAATGATTTCAACCCCGCCCACACTGGCGGGGCTTTTCTTTTGCCTTGCATCTGCTGAGGGTGCAGGGCTTTTATTTTGCCCTGCTACAATACAGCCGCATACAAGCGTTTACAGCGCATTTTATGCCATAAATAAGTTATACCACCAACGCCACAAAACGGCGCACAGGGCTTTATAAGTGCATTTACTGCGATTTGGCCCGCTCAACCGCCCACGATACCAGACTGACACAAGCGGCTATAATACCGCCTGCGCCACGCCGGAGCATATCACAGCGCATACACCGGATACCAGCTCCACGACAGGACTCTATACAGACCAGCACAGCCCCCCTATTATAATAAGGTATATAAGGGTACATCCCTACTATAGATCCATGCCAGACAGTGCAGCATACAGCAGACCACGCAAGCCCGGCGGGGTCTCGATGCTTCCCACGCCTGGCATTAGCCTGGTACCGGGTTAGCCTGGCATTAGCCTGGCATTGTGCTTTCTTCCTGGCACGGCGGCGCGGAACTATTGGCGGCTACCGCCGTATCTCTTTTCGGGCTTTCGCCCGATAGCTAATAGAGGTCAGCAATAGTCGCAGCGTTCCAGCTGGAATAGTCGTAACATCTTCTGAAATAGTCGTAGCCAACAGTCGTAGTTTCTCCAATAAAATAGTCGTAGAATAGTCGTAAAGTCGTCAGACGACTAGCTTTTGAAAGTCCTATATATCGTATAGTAACGAGTAGTTCGCTGATAGTCGCAGAGTAATAGTCGCAGCGTTTTATTACGAGCCTTCGTCAAATAGTCGTGTATTTTTTGCGTGAAATAGTCGTTTGCCTTTTAGAGAAAGAGAAGTGCGATAGTCGCTAAGTCATCCGACCACTCCAAAAATCACCTCTTGTTCCAATTTCGTATAATTTATTCCTACGCTAGTTATATCTATTTCTCATAATAGCTGTACTTATTATAGTATACAGATATAGTTACCCCCGATAATCACGGATTATTTCGTATAATAACTTGTACCATCCGATTCGGTCTGCTCCTGCTCAATTTAATTCCCAGTATAGCACTATGGTATTTTAATCAATCCATAGCATTCTGCTAGGAATAGCAAATGCAACATTTCTACATATTCAACCGACTACAAAATGAAGTCAATTCTCCATGTCTGGAATAGTCGTAGACCATCCACTGGTCCGAACCTCACGCTAGTTCTTGCCTACGGTCTGCTCTGCTGGCTAACGGCGTAGTTTTGGAAATAGAGGGTTGTAGGGGGAAAGAGCCAGTTTGCAATTTCGCATAAGTGTTATTTATTCACTTTTGAACTATCATGGCACACCCGGCTCCGTCAACGCGCGCTCGCGCATATAACGACCGCGGACGCGCTAAACACACGGGGAGGGAAAGGGGGAGCACGGAAGATATTAGGGGGATTATAGGGGGTAATAGGGGTTGTAGGGGAAAGAGGGGGACAAAAGGGGGAAAGAGGAAACAAGGGGGAAAGGGGACAAAAATTTGAAAGCCATTTCCGAAAGTGATTGTCGAAGCGTTTTTTCGTCTCACACATCTTGCTTTCGTCTCAATCAGCCCTGCGATTGGACGAATAGTCGTTTGCATCCGCTCATCTGGCTGCTATCATCGCGGGAAAGGCGTGTAAGAGCCTGCCTGCCACGTTTTTCTGGCTGACCCGATAACTTTCACGTCTGACCCTGAAAAGCCGTTCTCCACGCTTCCACATCGGTCTAATCGCATGGTCTAATTTGAGATATGCTATCAGCATCAACGGAGAGCCGCCTACGAGCGTCTGTGGCGCGTTTTTGCAATGAAGTCGATAAAGTTATCGACTAGCATCCAAAACGCCTTAAAACAGGCTTTCTCGTGGAGTTAGCAAAAACAAAAGGCTGTCATTGCTGACAGCCCATGTACTCAATCCATCCAAGTGTACTCTTGGAACCGTTGAATCTGCTTGTTAAACGTAATGGGAAGGTCGCCTATCTCGCCTTCCTTGTTCTTGCTTAGCCGGAACAGGTACTTATCGGGGTTATCGCCGGACAGAAGGATGATCGCATCCGCGTCCTGTTCAATCTGTCCGCTTTCTCGCAAGTCGGAGTTGGTAGGCGTTGCTCCGGGCTTGGATGGGTTTCGATTAAGCTGTGCCAGAGCCACCACGACAATGCCTGTGGTCTGTGCCAGTTCGTGTAAGGCAATGGATATGGCTGTAATGGCGGCATATCTGTCCTTTGCGCCTGTTTCGTGGATGAGTTGAAGATAGTCTACGAAGATGACTTGAGCCTTTTTACGGAGAGCCTGAGCCTTTATCCACGCCACGTTCTTTCCGGCAGCGGAGCGGATATATAAGGGCATCTTCATGTTCTTTGCCTGTCCGTCAATCTCATTCAAGCTGACCGCCTTATTTTTCACCGTGTCCAGAGGGCAGTATATTTGATTAGCCATCAGACGTGCGCCCAGCTTTCGTTTGCTGGTTTCTAGGCTGAAATAGTACACGGTGTAGTTCTGCTTTGCCATGCTTGCTGCTATTTGCAGGGACAGGGCTGTCTTGCCCGCAGACGGTCTGCCGCCGATGATTATGAAATCACCCGGAGAAATGTGCAGCGCTTCATCCAGACGCTCTAGGCCTGTCTTGATATACACAGGCTTCTCGTCCATGTGAAGCACATAGTCGTTCAGCACATCCTCGTATGTCCACGCATCTTCTTCCTCAGCTTTCAGGCTCATCGCTTCGCCCATCTGCTGGTAGATGTCTGATAGATCAGAATAGTCGGTAAGCTCACTGGTCATCTGAAACGCCAGACCTTGCACACGAGTAAGCGCTGCCTGTTCTCTGATAAGCTGCGCCCAACGCTGCATCTGCTCCCTGTCAATTCGTACACACTCTGATTCACAGGTTTGTACACACGCCAAGAGCGTCTGCGCTACGTCTGGATGCTGCGTGTTTATCTCGACTATATCTATCTTGCCCCTAGCCGTCCAATAGCCCTGAACAGCCGCAAAAGCGTCTCTCAGCTCAGGTCTGAACAAGTCGAGTTCAAGGTCTGGTATGATTTCATCCACAACGCCCGGCTTGCAGAGCATCAGCGCCCCAATAAATACCGTTTGAACGTCCATTGTCATAGTCTAGGGAACTCCATCTCCGTACTTTGCTCGTACTGGTCATCCTGTTTCAATGCGTAAATGTCCTGCCATCCAGCATAGATGCTCTGGTCGAGAATGGCTTTCCAGTCATGCCGATCAAACTTTTCCAGCTTGTTGCAGAGCATCTGTTTTGCCCGGTCTGTCATAGGCTTTTTGATTCTTGTACGCATCTGTGCGAACTCTCGCAGGGATTCCAGCAGGGCTTTATCGCCATGAGCAAAGTCGGAGAAGACGTCAGGTTTCTTCTTGACTGCACTCTCCGGCAAGGTCTTGACGTTCGTTTGATTGTCAGTTGATACAATGGGTTCATTGTCATCTGACTTTGAACTCATAGATGAGCTGACCTTCATCTCATTTATGACATGAGGATGAGCTGACTTTCGTGTAGACCATCCTTTTGACGCAATATCGCTTCTTTTTGATTCTTCATCGAGCAGATGCTTAATCAAAATGAAACAAGATTCTGCTTTTTTTGAATTCAAAGTTGCGTCTTTTTCTTCAAAAACGTATGCACAGATTGCATCGTAGAGTTCCAACTTCTCTTTACTTTTGAGTGTGGAGATGGCTTCAAAGTAGTATCGTTGAAATGTAAAGCTGTCTCGTTTTTTGCCCATGCTCAATCCTCTTTGTAGCGTTTGTTCCATGCTTCGATAAGGTCTTTTTTAATCTTTTCTTTATCAGCTTTGGAGCAATCAGAGCTGTATAGCTTGCTTTCCATGAATACCCGGCACTTGCATCCATTCTTGCCGTTTCCTCTTGTTATAAGCATCCAGCTTGTCAAATAGCCGCTTGCTTCGTCAATAGCAACTTCTCCACCGCAGAACGGACATCTCTTGAGTTCTGTCATTTTCTAAATCCCTCTCTTGTTCTCATAATTCGCTTATGCGCCTTGACAGGCTTTGCGTCTTTGCCGTAATCTGGGCGAATATGCTTCGCCTTGATGTACCCGCAAGGCGGCTTCGGCCCGAAATCAAAAAGGCTCAAGTCCATAACGATGATGCCAAACTTCTTGTTTGTCATGTTTAGCCCTTCTATACCATCGGAAACGTCATCCAATGCGTTACCGTCACATCTTTTGGCAGTCTCTCGCCTATCTCATCCCAGAACTGACCGTCTGCGTAACAACCAAGAAAGTATGCTGTCGGCGAGAATCCTTGCAACATTTTTCCATCTTCATCCCGCCACGTTGTCTTAGTCGCAAGTAACAAAGGCTGCGCTCGCTCTCGTGGCGGTTCGCTTGCTGGATGCCAAAGGGTATTAGCCATTGCCCTTCACCTCGATTGTCGGTGCAGTGTCAATGTAGTCAAGAATATCATCCAGCGAAAGATTGCCTGTGCTTCCTGCGGTATATTCCCGAATCCACATTTCAATGTCTCGGCGTAACATATTGGCATCAATCGGTCTGACCTCCATGCTTTCTCCTCTCAACCTCATTGCAAACCGCCTTGTAAAACGCATCCCACGTCTCATAGTCGCAGGAATCGCCAAAGTCGAAACCTGTCCGTTTACGTTCTGCAATGTCGCGCTCAAAGCAATCAAGTGCCTTGTCGGTCAGTTTCGGCAGAAGCGAGATGATGTATCTGCATACAAAACTAGGCATATATGACCGTCTGCCCAAGCAGTAGCGGACAGCACAGTTGCAGACGGCTCCGAAATCGTCATTGGCGGGGTCTACCATGCCTTTAGGAACATCTGACCTTAAATCATCAACGCTGCATTTAAGGGCTTTCGCAAACCTTGTCAGCCGCGTTTCTTTATTCACGCTACGCTTTTGCTTTTCAACGGCACTGACGTATGCGCCGGTTGTTCCAATCATCTTTGCAACGTCTTTCTGTGTGATGCCGAGTTCAAGCCTACGTTTCTTGATTTTCTCCCCTGTTGTCATCTTTCTTCTCCCATTCCTTGCATCCGCGTTCGTCCCACACGAAGTCTGCAACGCGTTCTGACTGGTCGTTCACACACACGCCCTCCGGCTCTGCGTACCATTTGCAAGAGCCGCAGGACGGCTCAGATTTGTTCTTGCAGGATTCTGCTGTGCATCGGATAGCTTTGCCAGCAGAGAACTGCTTGATACCCATGCAAGAGCAATGTTCAGTGGTGCAGTAGAAGTTCATTCCTCTGTCTCCTTCCATCCGATGAACTCACATAAACCAACAGTGCTATTGTCGCAACGATGAATGAGGACTTTATCGCTTATTTTAAATTTTGCGATAAATCCAATTTTGCTTTCTTCCATTTCGTTTTCAAACATCCAATCAACAATGTCTTTGTCGATTCTGACATCGCCTTCGTCCGTCATGGTTGCAAAGCACTGTTTGCATCTGTAAAGAGCGCACTTTTTCATTATCTCTGCCCTCTCTTTCCCCTGTTGAACCGACCGATCACTCGCTTATACTCCGCATAGCACTCCGGGCACAGGTCGCCTGTGTCCCTACGCCACGCCCAGTCCTTAAAGTATTCGTCAGGGTTCATCATCCTGCCGCCCAGAACGGCTCCGCAGCGGTCGCATACTCGCTTGTGGTAGATTCCTCTGTCAGTTTGCATCGTCTGTCACCTCTTTGTACTCCACGTCAATCCCTTTTGGCAAAGCCGTCTGGTACTTCTGAGCCAACTGCTCTGCGCTCTGGGCATCGCCCAACGGCTGTTCCGGCGGCGCAACGGTAACTTCAACATTGTCACGCATACCAAAATAGTTTTTGGCTCGGAAAATCCACTCTGCCGGGTTCTCCTGACCGTACATACCGTTGTACGCCCACATAGACTGCATTTGCAGAATCAGCTTCAAGATGTACTTCTGCTGCAAGCTGTCGTCACGGCGCTTTCCTGCCATAATCTGCTTCAGGCTCACCCATTCGATGCCCAGCACCAGTGCAATCCATTCCACAACAGGGGAGATTCTTGCTTCAATGCAAGCGTCAAAGAAAAAGTCAAGGCGTTGCTGCACTTCAATCGGGTTGTTCATGTCCACGCTCGGAAGGTCGCCAAAATACTTGGCTGCAATCATGCCGATGACCTTCTTGTCCTCTTCATCACCGATTCTCGACTGCAAATCGCCTGTGTTCAGCATCTTAGACCTTGTGATCGCTAACTCCTGTTGTTCTTTCACTTTTTTACTCACCTGTGAGCGGATAGATTTCCGCTTATTAAGCATCTGTTGTTTCTTCTTCTCACGCTCTTTCTCACGCTTCGCAGCAGCTTCTTCTTTCGCCTTTTGCGCCCGCTTCTCACGCTTTTTCTTTTCCGCTTCGGTCAGCGGCGGTCTGCCACGACCGCGCTTCGGTGGTGTTGCCATGTATCAGACCTCCTTTGGCGGTTCAGGAAGATACGCCCAATGAGTTACATCTCCAAAAAGGATGATGCGCTTTTCCTTGTCACGATGGCTAAACTCCATCGTTCCACGGTTTTTCTTTCTGTTTGTTGATTCAGCCCAGCGAACGCCGGTAGCGATAAATCTATCGTGGCCAGTATTTTCTTTGAGAACGGCACAGCAATACCGCACAAGTCTTGTTGGCGGCATCAGCTTTTGAGGAATCAGCGTCCACATGGACACTGGCTTGTCCTTGTATCGTGGCATAACGATAGAGCATTTGATTCCACGCTCTTCCATCGCCTTAAACTGCTCACGGATGAAATAGACCGTCTCCGGCGCATCTGCTGTGGTATGGCTGTTGACCACCTCGAAGTTGATTCCTGCACGTTCAGCCAGAGCCACAAGCACCTGTGAATCCTTGCCGCCAGAGTATGTGACCATGAGTGGTTTCTTGTACCGATGCTCGGATAGCCGCGCGGCGTCCTGCAACCGTGCGATGGCAAGCTGTTCCTTATCCATCAGCTCCACCTTTCTCTCAGCTCTTTTTCGACCTGCTCTGACTTTGCAGTGATGTAATCTGCAAACTCATCAGGGGTCATGTCCTCTTCTTTGAACTTGCCGACCATCTCCCAGTACCTGTCACCAATGCGGATGATTTTCTGCACCTGCTCATCGGTCAGGTCTGCATCGCACCGAAGGTTCTGAATCAGTGCGCCCCATGTGGCGGCGATTCCATCCAGAGCCATGCGGAAGCCGTACAACTGGTTTTGCCGTGCGATTTTTCGGAGGTTGGCTGACATTGCCTGTTTGCCACTTGAGGGTCGTTTGTTGCGCTTATTCATCTAACTGCTCCTTGTCCTGAAGGCGATGGAGCCAACGGTAGTATTTTTCGCTTGCAATAATTCCAATTCGCTCATACGCTTTTCTGTCATCCGAAAAATCAAGAGCGGCCATGCACACCATAACGTCTGCGTATTCCTCTTCAAACGCCTTTCGGCATTCCTCTACGCTCTTCGGTGTCGGGTTCGTGTTATCCAGCGCACGGCGCAGCTTCAACGTAGCCTGTGCCAGCTCGGATGCTTCTTCTGCCAACTGCGCCAAGATTTCCGTCTTGGGCAGGATGTCTGAAACTTTCTTGCTCACTTCTGTTCTCCTTTCAGCCAGTCGTTCAGCTTTGCCATGCAAGAGGGGCAAAGGCAAATCGGCGGGTATCCCTCAAACGATGGGTAAACCAAATTTTTGTTTTCGTTTACAAGCGTCTTTTGGATTGAGTTCCCGCAAAGGGAATTGTCGTAGTATTCAAACGCTTCTCCGCATCTATCGCATTTCATGTTCTTTCTCCAATCTCTTTAGTAGCCCATCCACGTCATACCGCCAATGGACACGCAGCCTTTTTGCCTTGACCTCTATCCCCTCTTGCTCTGCCCACTGCCAAGGGATGCTCTTCCGGTTTTCGTTGTAACGGAACGCCAGAACCTTGCTGGCAGGGATTGCAAATGTGCGGTTGACCACCCTGTAATTGACTATCACATGGGCGGTCTGACCGTTGTATCCCATCGCATCCACCATGTCAGTGATGTGCTTTTCCTTGCGGTATTTGCACTTTGACTTGTCGTACTTGCCGAACACCTTTTCCAGAGGGATAGAGGGCGTTTCGATGGTTTTCAGTTCAAACAGGTGGTTCATTGGGTATCGGTACACAAGGAAGTCGCAAATATTGTCGATGGAAAACGACAGGTTCTCGTTACCGCCGTAGTAGGTGGCAGCACTGTCTTTCAGACGGTAGCACCACGCATCAGATGGGACGGATGCTTTGAAGTCTGCTTCAAACTGCTTGCCGGTGTTCATGCGTTGTCCTCGATTTTTTTGGCTTCTCTGATACGCAATCGGGCAAGTTCGCTATTTGCATATCGCAGTTGCCAGCTACCAAACCAGCCTTTGTGAACAAGTTTTCCGGCGCAGTAAACAAACTCCTGCTTCATCAAATCATCAAGAGAAATAATGTAACAGCCCGGCTTATACTTTCTTTTGCTCATCCCAGTTCACCTCTAAGCTCACAGAATATGAGTTTCTTTGTCAGCGGGCTTTTCCATTTCCTTCATAATCCGCTTATGTTCTTCCACTGTCATGTTGTTCGGGTAGAATCGCTTGTCCACCAGTTCAAACGGTTGCATATAATGGTCAAGAACATCTCGTGCTTCTTTTCGTGCCTTTTCAGCACACATCTCGATATATTCTTCTTCGGTCATGTTGTAATCGGTGACACAATCGACCACCGAAGAAAACCGACATAGCAAACCGTTAGGCTGTCTTGCAATAAAAGCTCCCATTTATCGTTCACCTCTAAATTCACTTCCGAGAAACCGCTTCTTGCCACGTTCCCGGTGCTTGTTCTCATAATCACGGTGGTACACGCTCTGGCTGTGGTTCAGCTCATACACGAACGCCTTGCGTTCCTCAAAGTCTTTCTTCTCTGCCTTGTACTTCTCGCAAGTGTCGTGGCAAGCTTGGTGGCGTGATGTGCAGTCTTTGCAACAAGTAATCATTCTTCGCCAAATCTCCTTTTTGTTACAGCTATCGGGAACTCCTCGACTTCGCTTGCCCACCGGGCAGTTCCCTCGCCGTATGCTCTTTGCCAGACCAGAGGGAAACCGCCCAGACCATCGAACAGACTGCCAAGCGTAGGCTTTTCTTTCAGGTAAGGCTGCATCCTTTGCACCAGCCAAAACCATTGTGGCAAAGCGATTGAGTTACCAAGAGCCTTGTACCGTGGGCTGTCAGCGTATTTGTGCTTCTTTCCTTTGCTATCCGTCCAGTCACCAATGTTGGTGTAATCGTCAGGGTAGCCTTGTAACCGTTCACACTCAACAGGGGTCAATCTGCGAACAATCCAACGGATGGCTTTCTCTGCAATCAAGCATTCGCTGCCATTGCCGATGTTCCCCGCTTTCGCTTTCAAGGTTGAGCATTTGTCGCTTTCCTTGTAGTGGCTGAAAGACTGTTCGTTGAAGGTCTTGCGTTCAATTACAATAGCCGTGTAGTCCGTGATTCTGTTTTCGTGGTCGCCTGTGATTGTCGGTACAATTTTGCCATCACCGTTTCCACGAGCATCAAACACTTTTCTATCTGTTATCATCGGAATATACCCGCCGCCCATGCCCATGCTTGCCGGAAGCGTTGGGCAAATACCCGTCTGTGTAATCGTTGCGTGGATTTGGTTACTTTCCAATACTATCGGTTGTGCATTGCTTTCAAACACGATAGGTTGGTGTCCGTGTTCCGCTGCTCGCAATGTCCCCGTCTCGCTTGGAAGCGTCTGGTCTTGGAGCGTCGATAGCGTCCCGACTTTTTCTGTTTGCACAAGTGCGCCCTTTCCTCCTCCGGCACAGCCAGAGCGGATTTTAAGAGAGTACGCAGCTGCTTCTCTGCTTTCTCTCTTATCCGTTCCTTCCTCTCGTTCAGAGCAGTCAGCTTCTCCCGTCTTATCCGTTTCTGTTCTTCTGCAATCAGCATCTCCATCGCCTTTGCGGCCGCGCCCGGCTCCCACCATTCGATCATTTCCAGCAGGGCGGTTTGCAGCAAGTCCGGCAATTTCTTTCCACGTCGGGATGCTCTCATCAGGATTCCCTGGCACGCTCGTGCGCTCAAATAATATTTCTGCGGCACGTTGACCTCTAAAATCTGCGACAAGAGCGATTCTTTTGCGGCGCTGTGGGGTCCCAATGCGGAGCACATTTCCTGTACGGCCGTCATAGATGGTTTTTCCCCAGTATTGAGCGTCAAGCTGTCTCCAAGCCAAGCTCCATCCGTCTCCTGAGATTGCTCCAGCTTTGCTCCATCTGCCCCCCCTACCCGAAGGTCGAGGAATTGAAACGTCTGGCTGTGCAATGCGGGCAAGTTCTTCCAGCACGGATCTGAAATCTTCTCCACCATTGGAGCTGAACGCTCCGGGTACGTTTTCCCAAACAGCGAAAGTTGGATACAGTCCATTTGTGCTTGACCTCATTTCTTTTATGACTCGAACCGCTTCCATGAACAACCCGGAGCGTTCTCCGGCAAGTCCCGCCCTGCGCCCAGCAATGGACAAATCCTGACACGGGCTTCCGAATGTGATGCAATCCACAGGCTCTATCTTATCGCCGTGAATCTTTGTGATATCGCCCAAGTGTTTCATCTTTCCAAACGCCCGTCCAGCCAGATAGCGCAGCTCTTATATAAGGTAGGCGGCCACGGATTACAGGTCAGAAGGGGAGGCTTCCGTCCTCTTCAATCACAGAGAAGTCATCGTTCCCGCCCTGCGAGTAGCCGGAGCCAGACCCGCCAGCCAGCGTTTTCTTCGGTCTGACCTCATAATCACCGGAACGAATCTTGTCCACGCTGGTGAAGCGGTCAACGACCAGCTTCGTCTTGACATTGCCATCGTTGCCCATGTACTCTTCCTCACGGAGAACCACGCCGACCAGCTTGCCACGCAGGGTCTTTTCATCGTTGTTGAACTTGTAGCCGGGATTGGACTGCTCCACAGCGGTAATAAAGCCCTTGAAGAAGGGCAGCGCCTTCTCTTTGTAGCTCTTGATGGTCTTGCCGCCCCATGCCCATTCGCCCGGATTCAGCTTGCCACGCTCGATAAGGGAGGCGGTCTGCTCACGCCAGTAACCTTTGAACTCGCCCTCTGCGACTTCCCACTCGATGTTCAGGCGCTCCTTTGCAGGCTCGTCAATCGCCTTGCAAATACCGGCAACATAGCCGCCAACAGGCAGGTCACGGCGTTCGGTGGCTTCCTGCACGTCATTCCAGTTGATGTTCTTCATCTGTTACTCTCCTTTGTTATCCGGCTGAACCAGGATGTTGTAATACTCACGGATGGTCTTGTCTACGGCAGCGAGGTCGTTCTCGATCAGCGCATCGTTGAACATCCCAAGAGGGGTTTTCACGGTGTCCATCCCATCATTGCGAGTGCTGAACAGGTAGCGCCCATCCTGCACGACAGTTTTCAGGACGATGGTAAAGTACCCTTCCACGCATACCTTCTCGTCCAGCAGTTTTCCGATGGTCTTGAACTTCTCGCCACCGTCTCCGTCACGCTCGCTGTGGCCGAAAAAGTAGACCACAACATCGTCCGGCAGTTCCTTCGCCCGCATCAGCAAGGCGTTGAAGTTGGCTGCCATGTCGGTAAACTTCTGGTACCCGGCGACCTTTGCGTTCCGCATGAACTCGCCTGTCATAAGGTAGGTGGCATCGTCAATGACGATGGACTTGCGCTTGGTGCTGTGGATTGCAGCATCAATCTTGTCGTAGTTGTTGGTGATATAGGTTTTCATGTTGCTGCGGAACGGCAGCGGCTTGCCAAGCACGTTGATAACCGCAACCTGTTCCGGGTCAAAGTTCCGAAGCGAAGCGGACTTACCGCTGCCGGAGTGACCGTAGACCATTACTAATACTGCCATCAGTTGTTCTCCTTCCTCGCTTCTTTTCTTGCTTTACGGCAAGCCGGGCAACGCTTGGGCAGTGCCATGTTATGCGATTCAAAGAAAATGCGCTCTGCACGAGAAATCTTGAATGTTTTTCCGCAGTCACGGCAAATATTCTCAATGCTTGTGTTCTCGTCCCACGAAGCCCTTCTTGCGGCATATTCGACAGCAAATGCTTCATTAAGGCTGTCACGAAAGCTCCTAACAAGCGTATGCTGCGGTGCGTAACCGTTTTTGCGAAGCGCCTCCTCCAAATTGTCCCTTTTGCAACTTGTGCAAAGAGTTTCCGTGCTGTTCGGAAACACTGAAAAAGGCTTATTGCACTTTTCGCAGTGCTTGATTTCTTTCTTGTATTTGCTCATTTTCTTTCCTTCCTTCGGCTTCATTAGGCTTCATTGTTCTCACTTTGGCTTAATACGGCTGTACAGAAATCAACCAGCCATCAGCTCTGCCAACTGTGCACGGAGGTCTTTTAGCTCCGCTTCCCTGTCCTCAATTTCAGACTGCAAGTCCTCAATCTCAGCCAGACGATCAGCTTCTTTGGCTTCTGCTTCCTGCTCACGGGTTAGGAAATACACGCCGTCCTCCGGCTCGGTCATGCCGCCGAATCTATCTAAGCTCACGCTAGTCATTCTTTCTGGGCCGTCCTCTCTGCTTTCTGTGCTCTTGGATTTGAAGAGCTGAGTACCACTGGCTTGTGTCGATTTCAATGGTAGACCACCGGTAATCGCACTCCTTGTTCAGGCAGTGCTTTCTACGAATGATACAATCATCCTCGTTCCTGGTGTCTACAGTCGTGACACTTTCCTGTCCGCACATCGGGCATTTCACTGAACATCCCTCCACTCGTTTGTGTGGTGGGCTACACGTCTGATTTTGCGATTTTCACGCTCGATTCTCTCATTCTCAGCGCTAACGCCGATAATAGCGAGAATCAAAGCGGTAAAAAGCATAGACACGGACAGCAAAGTATATCCAAGCATCCCCCAGCCATTGGAAGCGCCATTGATGGCATTTCCGCATCCAAGTGCTGCAACGGCGATGGATATGCTTATAAAGCACAATACAGTGCCTTTAACAGTTTTCATTTCTCTTCACCTCTTTTAAGACAATATCAAATCCGTTCGGTTTGTTTTCGTTAATGACAATCTTTGCATTCAGGGCCTTTGCGATTTTCAGAAGCGTATCGACCCGAACGGAACTTTTCTGCTTCTTTCGCTTGCCCAAGATGCTGTAAATCGTCAGCCTTGATATTCCCGATCTACGGCTAAGGTCGTTGATGTTGAAGTATCTGGCCCTCATTGCATCTTCCAGCGTCATGCCTTTTTACCAACACCGAAAATCCAGATGGTTGCCATCAGAGCGCCAACACCTATGATGTACCATGTCGCCTTAGCTCCGACCAAAAGCTCGATGTGATGAACGAGCCAGAAGTTTAGCAGGAACGCTGCTAGAACCAATGCCAGGACAATGCCCCAGATCAGGACGATTTCCACGAGTGCTTTCATTTAGTCCTCCCGGCTTCCAAACTCACATCCCGCAACGGTATCTTCCACTTTCGTGCGAAGCAGTGAACAGACAAGACGAACCTCACGAACAGAAACGCCGGATTCAAACACCAGATTGAACAGCTTGTTCAGCAAACTGTTTGCCTTCGGAGTCAGAATTTCTTCGGTCATTTTGTAATAATGCTTTTTGTAGTACATTGCTTTTCTCCTTTTTGTGAATATTTTTAATTCGAGATAATTCACGCTTTTCCCAGCGCGACTGCCACGGGCTGCTTCTGTTGAAGTTCTGTACTGCCCTTTTCATGGTTGAACCTCATTTCCCGCTTATTCTTGATGTGTTCCAACCGTTCATTCTCACGGTTGTGCCAGCGGATTTCACGCTGACCGTAGTATTTACCGTTCATCGGGTGGCTCCACCTTCCCCTGACTAAGCAACGTACTGTAATGCCCATAGTTCATTCCGAGCGACTTTGCCTTGTCGTTTATTTGCTTGATGCTGTATCTAGGCGGAGCCGGTCTTTGCCTTTCTGGCAGCTTGAATTGATATCCAGCCGGTGCGCATGGCCTTTCGGCCTTTCTGGCACAATCTTTGTGATACTTCTGATCTGGTGTTTTCTTCACCATCGCCTTACCGCACCACGCACAGAGACCCATCACTCGTTCGGCTTTGCCCTTCCGACGTCTCCATTTCGCTTGCTGTTCAAGCTGGACGTTGTGTGCACATACGACACAATACTTCTGGTTTGCGTTCGGAGCTTCAATAAACGCTCCACAGCGGACGCAGAATTTATTCATTGCGTTCACCGTCTTTCTCTCTGGCTTCCCGATTATGCCGTTCAAAGCACTGGTTCAGCATCTTTTCCATCCACAGCACC